TCCTGAATGTACTTTGGCTTGCGTCCGTCTATGTAACGTGTTGTGTGTCCTACTACACTGTTGTCATGTGTAAAGGGTATAACCAATCCATGTCTTGTAATATGCTCTGGTTCTTGAAACATATAAGGATAGTCAGCGGGTAGACATCTTTCTTGTACATAGTGCCACATGGGTTTTTGGGGTGTAAGAAATTCAGCAAACTCTGGCAAGTCGCGTTCTTCAAGCTCAAAGTTCATCAAACGTTGTGTTAATTGTCTACGTTCGGCAGCAATACCCTCGATACTGCGATGTCGTAGACTTTCCAAATTGATGCGTTCTATTTCATCCTGCGTAACATTTAACCATTGCAACAAACGTCTTGCTTTGAATGATAAGTTTCGTCCCATTAGGAAACTGGCAGTGTAGTTACAGTTGAAGCAATGATAACTCCACGAATCATCTGCTACTTTTAACCCACCACGCTGTCTTTTATCTTGGCTTTCACCATTGTGTACGCAACAAGGAGCATTAAAGCTAATCCAGCCACTGGACGTTTGTTTGCGTTTTGCTGGCAAGTGTTGTAAGATATCGAACATTAAATTATTTTAGCAGAAGTTGCTGTATTATACAACCTTTCTGCTAAAAATTTACTACCTTTTTCATTGGCATGTTTGTGTGGTGCTAAACAGTTGCCGTGCTGATTATGCATGTTTTGTACAAAGCCTCTTGCATTCCATTCAGGAACACCAGCAACTTCACAAGGTGCAGGAAAAACTTTGAATTGTAGAAGTTTAATGTTGTTAGAAAAACAATAGTTTGCAAAATAATTAGTAGCAATCTTGTAGTTCATATGCCATAACTGCTTGCAATCACTGTGCAATCGATAAAACTTTACAAACTCTTCCCAAGTGTGTTCCGGGTGGCTCCAGTGACTGTGCATGTACGGACTGCGATCATCGCAATTGTACCAACTTTGCCTACTACTTTCTGTTAAGCCTATCACAACCAGTGTATTCTCATCAAATCGATTGCAATACCTTGTGAATTCCCACATGGTACTTTGTAAACTTCCGCCGCTGATACCGTGATTGTAAACAGTACGAACACCCAGTAGATCGGCTAGTTGCCCTAATGTACAATTATGTTCACGATACAATCTACGTTCTTTTTCTGTGGCAGGATTTGGGTGTTCAATTTCATCGCCGTGGATCCAACTACATCCAAAGCCAAAGATTTTATCTATCATCTATAAAGTATTTGTGTTATCTCGCCTGAGTCAATTATTACGTCTGGTGTTGTTTCGTAGCCCTGCCCAGTTGTTATCAATGTGATACTGCTCAGTGCATTGTCTACAACACTTGCTGTAGCAGTTGCACCAGTGCCTATGCCAAGTATGCGAACTCTTGGACTGCTTGTTCTATACTGACTGCCTCCGCCGTTCACAGTGATAGCAGTAACAGATCCATTGCTTACTGTAGCAGTTGCACTAGCATCAACACCGTATTGATTTATTTCGAAACGTATATAATTGTGTTTGCCTTCGACATTTATAAATGTTCTTTCGCTTTGATTTGTGTAGCTGGTTTGGCTTCCTATATCGTACCATGGGCCCAGTTGAGTGTCAGCACCTTGTGCTTTGATGGTACCCGAAAACTTATCAAAATCAAATTGGAAAGTGTGTAAATCTCTTTCACTTGCTTTTAATGCACTGGTGTGTGCTCTGTTTTCTGAATCTTCTAATTGTACAACATAATCTGGCACAATAACTTCTGTGCTAGGAACAAAGTCTGGTTTTACACCATCTACAATAGTAGCAACACCTCTACTACCTGAATAGTCGTCGACAAATACTGCTTCTGTTAAGTTGCCGCTGGTTCTTGCTAAACTGTAGTTTGCTTCCTGTGCTTGTATTAAATCTAACTCTTCTTCTGTTAGTGTTAGTTTAGCTCGTCCGTATGTGCTGTTTAATGCCACTAGATCCTTTTTAATCAAACTGATTTCACCGTCTTGTGAAATAAGCTGAAATTCGATTGTGCTACCCGAAATATTTACGGGCTTCTGGTCTTGATTGATAAATTCAAATAGTATTACATTATCAACACCGCGATTGATTTTTAAATTCTTTGCGTACACTGGTTGCCATCTCCGATCATAGTAAGCACCACTGGTATCAGGAATCAAAACAGTCTGCTTTTGTTGCAATAAATAGACAGTGGTAGAATACATTATATAAAAAACTCCAATATTAATACTATTTATGGGACCTGAACTCTTTAAAAAATTAGCTGAACGCTATCCATTCATTACTTTTTGCACCTACTCCGGAAACGAGTATGTGGGCGTTATTCAAAATCAAGACACATTGGTAACAACCATCTACGACTTTGGTGCTATACAAAGTACAGAGTTAAAAGAGCAGTTTTTAGAACTTGCTAATGTGTGGTGGTGGGAAAGCAATCGCAGTATTCCCATTAACATTTTCTTAAAAACAGAATGGGATCCATTCAAACCATACTTAAAAACATTTATTAACAAAGATTTAGATATTTTAATTGGCCCTGCAACAAGTCTTGCTGAACTAAGCCGAAAGAAAACAAAACGCAAGAGTATTACTCTTGTTCGCAAAGTAGATTAATATGCAGTGCTACCAATCTAGCATAGCTGATGCTATGTGATTTCTTGAATACAAATCCACGACTATCGTCGCCGTCCCATACACTAGCAAATACAGAGTCCCATGGCTGTCTTTGTAGATGTGCTTTGCCCGGACGGATAATAGCAATAAAGGCAGCCATTCTTGGTATACTGTCTGGACGCATTTCAGAGACCAAATCTGCATAGTTGCCGATATGCACAACACGCTCACAAAATGTTTTATCTAACAATAAACTCCAATTGGTTTCTTTTGCTAGCATACGATCATAATGTTGTTGATCTCGAATCAATTCATATACGCTCTGATTCAGGAAGTCAATTTTAAAATATCCGCGATCTTCTGCTTCACGATAGTCCAATGCACTGCAATTGTGTATTGGATCGACGGGAATATTTGTAACATATACACCAGAATTGTGTTTGCGCACCTCATTATTGTTTTCCTGCCTAGCAGGAACGTGCTGGATCAACTCGAGTATGGTTTTTCTATCTGCAAAGTCTATATCAACATCTGCACTCATAACTTGTTCTCAAAAGGTTTTACATTAGTATTATAAAAATGCGCAGTACATTTGTCAACGAGTTTGATGTTTACTGGGCCTAGATCAAAATAATTTGCAATTTCGCAAACTCGATTTACAACAACATTTGGATTTAGCAAATCACTGAGCAATATATTATATTGTTTGCAAGTTTTATTACTAGGATCAAGTAACAATTTGTCTGCAGATAAAAAATCTTTTATTGCCGGATCGTTAATTACTCTGTGTTTTACAAAGCTATAAAAACTCTCTTCAAACTGATACTGGTTATCAAATTGTATTTTTTTATATTTGGCTTGTAAAAAAAGCGGATGATTTTCTTTGCTTATACCGATTCCGTTGGTATAACCAAACAATTTTAAGAATCTAACTCTATTAAACCACTTTCTACTACTGGGATCTATGATAATATTTACTACCGATCCTCCTTGTCCAAATTTTGGAATAAGATTCTTATTAAGACGCAAAACAGGTCGTTGATTGTTTTGCAATTGACCAATCATTGGATCTTGTCTTTGTTCAAGTTCATATACAAATTGCTCAAAAGATAGATCATCACCTCTAGGATGTTTAGCACTTATAAAATCTAACTGATAAGGATGATGAGGCTCGTGTTTTATATGCTCATTGAGATTGTTGCGGAAATTATTTTTAAAATCTTCAGTGAAGATTTTTTCAAACTGTAAATTATTTTTATGTTGTTCCACTGATAAATTCCAGTGTGCCAGCCCAGTGGTAGATTGTAATAAACTGATTAAAAAATTACCAGCTGAACCGGGCGCATATCTTACAAAAAAAAGTTGTTCAGATTTCATTGGTATCTCTGAAACAAATTGGATAAAGCTGTTGTGGTAGTATAATTCAATTTGCAATCAAATAAATTATTTTTGTTGGATTTAACCATATGTTGCGCCTCTTCGCTGTACAAAACACTAATATGGTCATTTACCCATTGTATCACTTCAATCATTGCCTGATATCGTTCTACATGATTTTCAATTTGATCCACTTGCTGTAAACTAGCAGGACACAAATCAAGCAAAGTATAAAAACCGTGTTCTCTATAAAATTTGCAAGTATTTGAGCCGCTTATTGGCATAGGCAAACATTCAGCAACAAAACATTTAAATACTTTTTCAGTCATAAAAAATTGGTTATTAATCCATCCAGATTCTGGAAAAATAACACAGCGGTATTCTCTATATTGCGGTAAAAGAAACAGCCCTTGCGCTATTTCTCCAAATTTTCTGTTTATTCCAGCATACACAGTATCAGAATAGTAATGTAAATCAACCTCTTCGTCGGGATGATATTCAATGTCTCGATTAACAAAATTTCTAAATGCAGTATCATGGTCGGTTTCAAATTGGCAATCCAATGTTTTAATTAATCTTCGTTGATTTGGCCGTTGATCCACAAAATTGCACTTGGACTTGAGCTGCTCAGAAAAATACCAACGCCAACTACGATTTGCTCCTCCGATAAAATAAAAATTGTGTTTTCTTTCTCTTAGAGAAAGATTGGTCGGAGATTCATAAAAGTTTGGATAGAATCCTTCTGTATAACTTTTCCTAAAACGTTGTAAACAATGATTATAAGGTATGATCTTATAATGTAAAGGATGTTCAGTTGGTACAAAAGCACCGCACAATAGAAAAACATGCGGATACTTTTCTACAGTGTCCTTCATAAAAGGCGTAGACACTTCCAGAGATTCGCCTGCATTGTCAATCAACACTAGATCAAAATCATGGATGTTGTGTTGTATTTGCTCGCACATGTTTGTGTAAAGAATATTTTTGTCGCATTTTTCAAACTGTTCATTGAAAACAATTTCAAAATCTGATTTGTAGTTTTTATGCGAATTAATAAATTGTCTGTGCGCATAAAACCAATCTAAGGTCTGCAATCCTACACTGTCTTTTTCTATTACAAAATTGAGTTTCATTACCAACCTGCCTGTTTAAGTATCTCTTCTGCGTATGCTTGATCTGCTGGATAATCTCGAAACTTCTTCTGCCAAAAGTCTGGATCAATCCAAGGCCACACTATGTGCATTTGATCTGTGTTCATGTTTTCTAAAAATGCCTGTCCTGATTCACAGTTGAACACAATCCAAGGACTAATACGTCCTGTGCTAATAGCAAATGCTACAGTGTTTGGATTACCATAACGCAAAAAGTCCTGGCTAGGGCAATCTTTTTCTTCTGCCCACTTTATACTGTATTCAATGGCACGTTGTAGTGCATCTGTTAGTGCTTCAACCTTTAGGTACTGTTGCAAGTACTCGTCGTACATGCTGTCCTTGTACCAATGATCCAGTTTTTTGTTATTTTTAAGCAACCATTCAATGTAAGCCTTAACATTAATAGCATTGATCATTACACACTGTCTGCCGAACTTTACAAAAGCCGCATAATAAGGTGATTTAGCAAAATCTTCGTAGGTCTTAAACTTAGCACTTCCTTGTGTAGTTTCATAAAAAAGCAGATAGGCATTCAGTCCAATCTGAACACCTTTTTCATTTTGCTGATTGTGTCTGCGTTTTGGCTCGCAAAGATGAGCTGCTAGTGTGCTTTCTCTTTTAAACTCTTTGCTACAAAACTTGCACTTGTATAGTTCATTTGTCGTTTCCAAGATCCTTCATTAGCTCCTTGAGTTCTTTCTTGGTAATTAACTTGCTCAACAAATCAATTTCATCTGCTTTCATTACTGGATACAATTCCATTAATGTTTTCTTAACTTCGTTGTTGCCTTTTTCTTTTTTCTTTGGAGCAATCCATTGATGTCTATGTGATCCCATTCCCGGACTAACAGTGGTTGCCAGTAACCATTGCAGTTTAGGATGTTTACTCAAATCAAAGAAATGTTTGTTTAGTTTTTCATTGGTGCTCATTACATAGTATTGTTGCAATTCACTGATACCTTGTACACTGCTACCCCAACGAATCATAAGATAGTTGCTGAACTTTTTGCGTTCCTCTTCTGTTAAACTATCGTAGAAGTTTCGATCTTTAAGATCAAAGCATCTCATTTCGTTTGCAATGTTTAGTTTATCGCTCATTAAAATGCCTTGTTGTAATCAACTAACTCGCAGTTGCGGCTAATATCTTTTACAAAGTATACACATAATGGTTTTTCATCGTCATTGATTGGCACACACAACATCTGACCATTCTTTAATTTAGGAGCATACCATGTTACATCTTGATACACATCTACAATTTCAATGTCATGATACGTTGGCGAAAAACTGCTACGTGGATTGTATTCAAATGCTTTAAATCCCCTATCGTTAATACTAGTCAACGGAAGCATCTCTAAATCTCCAACATCGGGTTCTCCAATGAGTATTTGCCAATCAATGGGCATTTTTATACGATGCTTACCAATGCGCAGCACCAGAGCCGTGCTATTAAAACTTTCCAAAAAGATCAATGGAATAAAGTGATAATCTGGATCACCTGGATCACTGTTATCAAAAATAGCAAAGTTCATTTCATCAATTTCGTCAGGAAGTTGATCTAATTCAAATACTGTGTTTTCTAGTGTTAAAATTCTCATAATTATAGTTTACTTTTTAAATAGTTTCCTGTCAATTAAATTTTTAAGTATTTTAAAATTTTTATAAAGTGATATTAAGATCATTTTCATTGATATATGATTGCAAGAATGGTAAAAGATATCGATCATAATCTTTTGTATGATAATGGGGAATATTTGGCGTATGAGGAAAATTGTCAATGAGATCGCCTTCGCAGTCTGTTTTTGCTCCTGAATCATACATAAATTGATTTCCGCAAAATGAAAACAAATCTATTATTCTAGGATTATTTTTTATCCATTTTATTTTATTACAAGCCTGAAAATTTTTATAATCGTGAAGGGAAAATATATTACATTGATCCCATATAAGATACTCTATGCCCTGGGTTTCTAACCAACTGCTAAATCCAATTAGTGTCACTAAAAATTTGTCATATATATCATAATTAACATTGCTTTTACTAATCATAAGCTGATAATCGTTATTCAATTCTTTACTATTATTAGTACTAACATAAGGACCTTCAACTGGCCGATCGTCTTCGGAGTCGAGCACAAACTCGTAACGATGTATAAAAGTAATAGGAATTAAAATCGAATCGACAGTGTTGCTATTTGCAACATACTCTAATGTAGTTCTTACTGAACGATGAAAAGATCCACCGGGCATACTGAGATTTAATCCATTGAATGTATGCCAGCATGCTCCGTAACTGCACCCATTTAAAATATTCATTGCCAATCCAGCTTCTCCACAGTAAATGGATAATTTGCTTCTTTGTAAAAAGCCTTTCTTTTGGTCAAATGGCGTTTTGCAAATTTACAGGTGCTTGCGATGTCCCAAATCTGTACGTGGTCTTTGTCGTCGGCTTTGCGAATGCCACGACCAATGCTTTGAATTACCCTAACAAAGCTCTTGCCAGGCTCAATGAGCACAAGATTAAATATCCGAGGAATATTAATCCCAACAGCCGCAACTCCGTAGGTCGCAATAATGATTTTCCCTTCTGAGATTTGTACTTCGTCATAATGGTCTTGACGTTCACCTGCTTTAGTAGATCCTGAGATGAACACACTGTCAGGCAGTCTTTCGGCTAATGCCTGTCCTGCGCTGATACGATCTACCAAGATTAGAGTGTTGCCAGTCTTGTTTACTTCCTCTGCTAGTCCAGCAATAGTGTCTAGTCTTCCTGCTTCTTCTAACAAATATTTAAGTTCACTTTGGTAGTTATTATGTTCCACGTGATCGATTAACTGTACCACGTTCACATGACACTGTGCTAGCACACCTTTATCCTGTAGCTCGCTGGCACTGAGTTGATTGATTACTGGACCTAAACTTACATGAATACTTTGAAACTCAAACTGTTCTTTAGGTACTGTGCCTGTTAGTCCCCAACGAATTGGAATGTGTGCCATTACACCTGTTAACAGTGTTTTAAGAGCATCAGCTTTGGCCATGTGTACTTCGTCTACGATAACAGCTACTACATCCTCTAAGAACTCTGTGATAGTAATCTCAGCTACTTGATTGCGTGTATTTTTTAGTAGCACATTGAGGCTCTGCCATGTACAAATGGTATGCTTGTGTCCAAACTCTTTTCTATCACCATAGAACACACCCACATCCAGTTGCATGTTGCGATAATCTTTTTCTGTTTGTGTGACAAGACTTTTGTTTGGCACAATAACAATACTGCGTCCATAGTTTTCCACACGCTCACTTAGTGCAGCAGTCATGATTGTTTTACCTGCACCAGTGGCAATTTCTTGTAGGCTTTGTGGATTTGCCAAGAAGTTATTCACAATCTCAACTTGATAATCTCGCATCATCACAGGCTGTCCTTCGGCAGGGTGATTTTTGGGCCACAGTATATCGCTGTAGCTTTCTGCTGTAACAGGTTCAAAGTCAAAATTAGTCCGATATTCACGTAAATCTGTTAGCTCGATATCATAACGATCTGATTCTAATACAGGTAAGATATCAGGCAGTAGATTAACAAACGTACTACCTCCTAGTTGAAAGTAACTCACTTTGCCATCCCAGCGCCCAAGACGAACTGCTGGCAAGTAACGAGCATAAGGTACATCATACTTGAACTTGTTTACTAGTTTACGTCGGGTATCAAGCTCGAGTCCTTCAATTTTTAAATTTACTTCGTCTTTGACGATAAGATGTGCTGTTTTCATACAAGTAGTTTACAGGATTTTTTCAAATATGCAACGGTTTACAGTGAAATTTTGAAACATGAGGATAAAAAGGAGAGGAAAAAGTCATTGTCCATTCTCCATTATGTCCTAATACTGTTTCATATGGAATTTTTTCCATTAAATCTATATTTTGTTTTTTTTGTTCTGTGGCCCACGGCTCGGGATAAATGGGACGAAACTCACTGTTGTGCAGAATCAATTGATCACATTTAATTTGGTCAATCGAGATAGACTGGATTTCCGCCAGCTGAGAATTATCATCAACTGTTGCTCCATCTCGTTTTATTTTTAATGTATGCTGACCAAATTGTAACTCGATGTTAAATTCAATTTTATTGATACCGCGTTGTAAATGAGGAATTTTGATTGATTGATTATCTATGTATATTTCCAAAGATGGTGCATGTGTAGTCCATGTTGTTTTAATTTCTAATTGGAAGTGTAAACTTTCTTTATGGTAAGGTGCATCATTCAGTTTAATACTTTCAACTAACGCACCATTTTTGTCTGCTGAGATTAATGTGTCAATGTTCTCTACATGCCCTACCGGTATGACCGAAAACATGTCTTGCCAAGTCCATTTATCTAAGTTCCAGTGATTACACCAAGTTTTTTCATACGGTTCCCACCAAGATAAAAATTCATCTAGATTTTTTTTGCCAAGTTCTTGTTGTATAAAATCTTGATCTTTTAAAGAAATTGTAAGTTGTGGTCTTAGATGTATCCAAGGTTTGCACAATTCACATATACGCTCAATATCGTCTGGTTCTTGATCTAACCAGTAAGCCCAGGGTTTTTTTGATAGTTCCGCCCACTTGACGTACACTTCTCCTGCTTTTACTTTTGTCACGAACTCTGATCGATAACCACTTTGGAATTTTGTTTCCAACAATCCAGCTGTTTCTCTATAGTCAATTTTGAATGATGGACATTCTTTTTGACAATCTAAGTCTTCTAAAAGGTGTATAGTTTCGTGAAAATCCAGCCAAATTGGATTACCGTCGTAATTTTTTTCGTATATGGAATGTAAAAAATTTCTATATGACTGATCTGAAGATAAACATTTTTGTTTGTCAACCTCAACCGATAGCTTGTTTCCACATTCAATTAGATAATCAACTTGTGATAATATATTTGTTTTTTCTAAAAATCCGCCGTGATCTCTTTCTCGGAATGGAATGTCTATGTGTTGTAGATGTTTAAAGCAATCTTTAACATAATTTTTTAAGATAGATTCATTAAACACAATATTAATGCTGGTGCCATCATTGAAAAATATTTTCATACTTTACTTAGTTTTAAAAAATACAATAAAAAAATAGGCGGGGGTTTTTACACCACCCGCCCGAGTGTATAGATCGTCCAGGAGCTAGACTGTTGAAATGACGATCTATATTACACTAGCCTTTCGGTCTAGATGTAATCCTTAGCCTCGATACATTACTGTATTTTCAGCTAGCTCTTTCCAATTGTCTGAAACTTTGGTCAAGTCAGCAATTTTAAGAGCCATACGCAAACTCATTTCACGCAAACGGTTTTTGTTTTCTCCCATAAACGCAAGGATCTCTTCGCCTTGTGCAGGAGTAAATCCGTATGCTTCAAACAGTTCTCCCTCTTGGAAAATCTGCTTGATGCGTAGCAACTTGTCACGCATTGTGTCCAGTGTAAGATCCAAATAGTGGCAACGACTTTGTAGTGCTTCTAAATGATCTTTCAATTTCTTGCTACGCACATTTTCAAACTTAATATTAGTTATAAAAATAACACTTCCATGGAAATCAAACTTGCTAGGAATACCTTCGCTACGCAATTTTGAACTATCCGCATTCCAGTGGATTGTACGCTTCTTGCCTGAGTCAAGAGCCGCTTTAAGGATGTTAAGTGAAAGATCATCCATCAGCACACTGTCACAATCATCAAACACTAGCACGTGATTACGATCACTGTGCTTGTACAGTGTAGCGTACAACCCCACTGGAGTCATTGCACCTTTTACAACTTCGTATTTGAGGCCGTTGCCGCCTATTACATCAAACATTGAAGCCTTTTCAAGTTCTGCTTCAACACCAAAGCTCTTGCCTACTCCCGGAGGTCCTGTGACAATCATTGCACGGACATCGTTTTGAATAGCTGCTTTGGTCATATCATGCAAGATATCAAAACGTGTTTTAATACGCTTCATTACTTGCTCGTCTGATTCAAACTTTTCAATTTTCTTTTCTGCTACTGACATCATCTAGCTCCTATGTGTCAATTTCTAACTATACATATAGTATAATGTGTAATTGCGTTTTGGTCAACCGGTTTATGTTTTTATTTTTTCACCGTGACGATTGATTGTTCGGTATTCTTTATATTCAATCATTCTGTCTAACCACTCAGGCAACAGACTAAATCCGTTGTAGCCTACATGAGCAATTAAACTAAAATGGTCATCAAAGAACACCCAGGTGTTTTTAACCTGCGACACATTCTCTGTTGTCATTTGCTTGTTCAATGTGTTTGCATTTTCCACGAAACTTAAATCCTGTACAGCTACAAGTAGCTTTGTCTAAATCAACGGTGTAGGTGTTGCCTTTACTTCCGGCAACTTCTACAACATTGAGTTTAACATCAGCTTCCTCTTCAATTTCACCAATGGTTTCAAACTTGCGTCTTGCTCTATCAAACTTCTTAGGCACAGCATACTTGTCCAATCCACGACTGTAATCGCCAACTTGAAACCAAACCAATTTATCACCACGCACATAGTAAAGGTGCGGCTGGTAAGTAAATCCATTTACTGTACCAGTAACTTCGCGAAGAATTTTAATCACTTTACACCTACAATGTAAACATCACCACACAACTTTTGAGCAAGCTCGTCAATATAAGCATCTAATGATTCACTACGCTCGTACTCTTCGAAAAGCTCTAGTTCACGAACAACATCAAATTCAGTTTCCATTGCAATCTCCTAACTTTCTGTACTATTAGTATAGCCGAACTACTTAAAAAGGTCGACCTTTTTAACTCAAAAAAAAGCCCGGTAGCTTAAGCCGGGCTGTAACCTTAGGGGAATTTGGAGTGGACGATAGGAATCGAACCTACCTAAAACAGATTTGCAGTCTGTCGCCTTACCGATCAGCCACGTCCACGTAAATCTTACAGGTACTTGGGACCTGTCCAGTTAATATCAAAATCGTTGTCTAAGATGTTACCACGTGCCGCATTACGAGCAGGAGCCGCATAACCTGCAGGCATTAGGATATCACCTTTGCGGAATTTTTTATCGTTGTCCACTGCAACAACAAAACCCCAAACGCAACCACCGTTATCCTTGTAGATTTTTGTGTACTTAGGACCTTCCTTGACAGTGATACCATCGGCAAAATCTTGTACACGTTCCATTGCACGGTTGTAGTCTGACTTACCGTATTCGGTGCCAAGAGTCCACATACGATAATCGTCTACAATAGCGTTAATCAAGTTTTGGATTTCGTTTTTCATACCTAGCTCCGTTGTTGTTTATACTATTATAATATAACAGGTGGAAGGAAAGGTCAACCGTTTTTTGCATTTTGGTCATTAAAAAGCACCCCGCAGGGTGCTTTTTTAATTTTAAATTTTAAGATAAAACTAATCTATTAGAATCAATGTAAAAATCACAAGCTAGTGTCGAGCCATCGGGTACAGTATAATACCATTCACCAATTCTCTCGCCTTGAGTTTCGTGTAACCCTGATCTATCAATCACTGGTGCGTCTCCATCAGCTGGTGTAATTGTAACATTTCCCTTGCCATCAAATGTTGCGGTATTCTGATTTAAATCATCGTACCAATCAGCTGGTGCTGTAATTGTTACATCCGTAGGTCCAGTTCGATCAACATTGGCTCCTGTATAGTTGCCAATTAAATCACAGAAATGAAAAGTTCCGCCTGATACTGCAATAGACAAGGTCTGATTGCCTGATACGCTTGTATCCACAGTCCAGTTTGCTACGCCATTGGAATCTCCGTCAACAGGTTGAACGGGTGCCGCTGAATTAGTTGTAGCCACGTTACCTGAAAATACTTGAGATCCGCCAAAATTTACAGTTAATGATACATTACCAGATGTGCTGTAAGCAGTTCCGATAAGTCTAATAGTTCTTGTTGCCATATAATATGATCCTTGTTTGTATATACAACATTATTTATACCTTTAATACCAATGCTGTTGCAGTAACGGGTGATTTTCATCTTCAGGATTAGGGTTACCATGAAACACCAGCACACTTGTATCGTCGGCGGGCCAGGTTGTCTCTCCAGGGTTATTGTGTTTTCGTCGACGAAAATCATATCCGCCTTCTTTTACTTCCCATTTATAGCTTTTTATCCGATTGGTGTCGAAGTATCTTAATCGTGTCGGGTCCAACTTGCTGTCTATATAGTCTTGATCGCCATGAAACCTCCCAGTTTTTGTCACCGACAAATCAAAGTCTTTTAATATGTAATGATATTTTTTTGTGTTAAACCACATAACGCTGCTATTAATTGTAATTCGTCTTCTGTTTTTAAATAAATGCTTAAAGTCTTTCACTGCCCAAAAACAATTGCCCGGCAACTTCCATATCCAATCAATATTGCCAACAATCACAGTATCAAGATCAAAGTATAGCATGTTGCCTTTATAGTGCGCCGGATCAAAAATTTGTACTTTATACCACCAGCTTTTTCTAGGGCCTCTGACATTAGGCCATTCTACTAAATCATGCTTTATATATTCACTGGGAATATTTCTATTGCTTTCTGTAAACACATGTAATATTACCTTAGGCGTAAGATTGCGACACAATGCACGATATAATTTGTTTACATATTCTATATCATATTTTGTATCGTGTATTAGACAAGCACAGTGTATTTCTAAGAGGTGGCCTTGTTTAAGTAATCGCTTAGTCTGTTTATCCATAAACCTTTTTCTATTTCTGGTAAAGTGTATTCGGTGTGACATATTTCAACCAACCACTGACTTCTATCTATTTCAGGAGGATTTTCAATTTCACTTATTTTTGTGCTCATTGGGAATGCCAAGCTGGTGTTGTCACAAACAACAGGACATCCTGCCAACACGGCCTGAATAGCAGGACCGCTGTTAAAATTAACCATAGCGTGACAACCAAAGTCAATATTATAACTGTCATATGTACCAGCAATCTTTTGTGGTTTTTCAACGTTTGTACCATCAAATCCTAAACTGCATCTTGGGTGATGTCTCACCACTGTAAGGCGTTTGCTCACAGCGTTTATTTCTTTTAGTGTGCGCTCAATCCACGCAGTGTAATCTATATTTGCTAATTGTTCACTTTTGATATGTTGAGTAGCTATTACAATATTTTCATTTGTTTGTGTTCTATTTTGTAAGGATATACCTAGCTTGTCCGGGCGGTCATAATCAAGATCTTTTTTGTGTCCGTATTTGCCAAGTGCGTTGATATTGTCAATTGCAATTTTCCATGTTACACCTCGTTGCAGTGCGCCTACATCTATAACAACAACTGGTTTACCTTCCCGCTTGTAATGCTCGTATACTTCCTTGTTTTTCAGCATACGTCCGTTCCATAAAACACTCCAAATAACAACAGCGTCACACATCAGACTGTTTGGCACTGTGTGTATGCCTGCACTTCTACAACTTTTCATAAATGCATCCATAACAGGAACGCTGTTACGAGCGCATTGCAAAGGATAATATGCTATGTTTTTAATCACTCTATAAATACTCACATGAAATATACTGTAATTACCACATTCCACCAAGCTGGTTTAGAATTATATGGCCAGACAATGATTGACACATTTGAACAATATTGGCCAGACACTGTCGATCTTGTAGTTTATGCAGAAAACTGCCAACCCCGAACTACTAAATCTAATGTTCGTGTTATAGACTTACTTAGCGTTAACAAAGAGTGCAGACGTTTTGTAAAAAGACATAGAAATAACCCTGAAGCACATGGTGGACAAGGTCCTCACAATCAACATGACTGGAGTGAAAAGAAAAGTTTTAAATGGCAGGCAGTTAGATTCTGCTATAAAGTTTTTGCTGTACAACATGCTTTAGAAAATATCGACAGTGACTGGATTATCTGGTTAGATGCAGACAGTAAAACACACAGTGCAATAAACACAGATGCGCTAGCTCGTATATGCCCTGATTCCAGTGACTTGTGTTATCTTGGAAGAACAGATAGGTATCACAGTGAGTGCGGCTGGGTTGGTTATCACAAAGGCGGTAATCACGCTGTTGATTTTGCAAAAAGATTTGCCGAAATGTATATCAACGATGAAATCTTTGATCACAGAGAATGGCACGACAGTTACATTTGGGACGTTGTTCGCAGAGAGTTCCAAGATCGCGGCGCAGTATTTTATAATCTAAATCCAGAACCTGATACAAAAGGACTTGCAGGACATCCGTTTATCAACAGCGAGCTCGGTGCGTATTTAGATCACATGAAAGGCGACAGAAAGCATCGCGGACACAGTAAAGCAAAGGAAGTTAGGCTACACGCA